CGGCGATGCGGCCACCGCCGAGTTTCCACAGGCGCATGCGCTCGACCGCCTCCGGGAAGACGGCGACGTCCTCGGGGCCGTTGACGAACCGGCCGATCGGGTCATCCTTGCCCTGGCGCACGGTGCCGTCGATGTCCAGGTACAGGACCGGGACCGCGCGCTCCTCCTGCGCCCCGCTCATCGCTGCTCCCCGGCGCTCAGATCGACGGAGACGGCCTGAGCGCTTCCCGGCATGGCTAGGCTTAGCTCGCCATGCGATAGCCCGTCAGCGGCGTCACGGAGCCTGCGCTCGGCCTGTCCTGCCTCGGTGTCCGGGTACAGGAACGGCCCGCGGCCAAGCTTGGCGAAGGCGCGCATCAGAACGGTTCACCTTCGTTGTAGTCGTCCGCCTCATCGGCGTCGGGCTCCAGGTCGCCATCGTCGTAGTCGCCGGCCTCAAGCGCGGGCTGCAGCCGCTGCAGTTCCCGCTCGGCCTGCTGCCGCTCCCACCTTTCGGCGCGCTCCCGCTCGGCTTCCCACGCCTTGCGGACGCTCTCCTCGGTGACGGGGTTCTTCTCGAAGAACGCCGGCGCTGCGTACTCCCGCCACGCCAGCGGGTTGCCGCCCCAGAGCTTCTCCGGCAGGTCGATGTGGTAGGCCGCCTGCCCGCCGTGGAGCACGACCTCGGTCACGTAGCCGGTGTGCTCGATCCGGCCGAAGAAAGCGATCTCGGCGAAGTAGCCGCCGGGTGCCACGTAACCGTCAGCGGCTTGCGCGCACGGCTCCCGGCCGGGCTCGGGCAGTCCCAGGTCTGGTGCGTCCGGGTCAGGAGGGAAGCCGGCGATCTCGGTCACGGAGTCACCTCCGCATCAGGTCCGGCACCGCGTGGCGCAAGTCCCTGCCGGTGCGCAAGCTGCGACATGATCAGCCCAGCCGTGCGTTCCGCATGAAGTTCTACGAGCACGTGCTTGTCGCCGGCGATCAGCCGCGCCACCTCGTCCACGAGGCGCCGGAACTGCTCCGAGGAGTTCGACCGGCCCGTCTCCGGGTCGATCGTCCAGTCCTGCGCGATCTCCGCCAGCACTTCGCGCCGCATGGCCGCAGCAGCGTCACGGACGGGCGCTGCCAGCCGGCCCATGGCCTTGAGCGCTCCTGCGGCGTGACGGCACCGCGCGGTCAGTTCCGGGTCGCCGTCTCGCTGGCCCATGCCCGCCATCTCGTCTGTCAGCGACAGGCGGCGCAGGGCTGCTCGTGCCACGGCAAGCTGGGCGTCCCTTGCGTCGGGCGTCACACTGCCGCCCCCGGCCCCGGAGCCTCCGTCCAGGGTGGGCTCGGCGGGTCCCGCGGTCACGACGCCACGCCCTGCATCAGCAGCCCGTGGTCCCGTGCCCGCATCGCTGCGGCCCGGTTCGCGTAGGTGACCGGCTTGCCGTGGGCCAGCGCGTACTCGATCTCGCTGAGGGTGGAGTTCCCGAAGTAGCCGGACTCGTCGCTCACGACGTGGCAATAGTCGGCAAGGTCGATCTTGCGCTTGTGCAGGGCGTCCAGGTCCACCTTGGCCTGCGCCATGTCGTGGCCCAGTTCCCCGGCTGCGGCAAGGTCGGCGTCGTTCTTCGTGTCGCAGCCGATCGACAGCACGATCTCGCCGGCCAGCGTCAGCCGCAGGTTCGCGGCGTGGAAGAAGTTCCCGAGTCGCGTCGAGCCGCACAGGACGACGATGCGGGGGCGCTCGCCGCCGAAGTCGCGGACCAGTCCGTGATACTCGGCGCATTCGCTGGAGTAGTGGGGGTAACTCATTACGCCACCTCGGCCTTCTCGGCAGGAGCCGTGGCGGCGGCCCACTCAGTCCACGGGCTGGGCTCAGGCGCCACGTCCCGGTCCAGCCGCATCGGCACCAGCGCGCCGAGGAACCAGTCGCCGCGGGCCAGCAGGACTGTCGGCTCGCGCTCGCCGGCGTGGAGCGGCACGCCCTTGCGGTGCGTCGGGCTCACAATGCGAACCCGCAGCCCTTCCTCGCAGTAGCCGGGACTGTCCTCAGGGCCAGCCTGGAACTTGGCCAGGTGCAGCGGCGCGATTCCGCGCGTGTCACCCAGTTCCGCTGGCTCGCCAGTGAGCAGCCCCGCTATCAGCACGCGCCAGTCCGGGAAGTGCTCCGGATGGCCGTCGGTGCCATAGGTGGCCGAGTCGCGGCCGGTGTCCACGGTCAGGGAATCCTCGCCGAAGACGAGCGCTGCCGTGCCGTCAGCGCAGTCCAGCATGGACAGCAGGGCGCCCTCGGTCACGCACAGCGGCAGCAGGGCCGTGGCGTCCGGAACCGGCGCGGCCTGCGCACCGGGAATCCGGCAGCGGGCCACGCCGATCGAGTAGCAGTCGGTCGCGATCAGGAACAGCGTGCCGTCCCGGACCTCGAACCGGATGGCCTCCAGTGCTGGCAGGTCTTCCTCGTTAGCGGCGTGCGGGATTACCGCCGCCAGCATGTCCCGCAACTTCGCGGCCGGGACCGAAACTGAGCTTGTCATCGTGCTTCCTTCCTCGCTGATCTCGGTTAGCTCGCTGCCGGGAGTCCGGCAGCAGGGTCGGGGGTCATGCGGCACCTGCCCTTCCGGGCTCGGCCAGTTCCTCGTCGCTGAGCAGGCGGCCGATCACGACTCAGCCCGCTTGCGCCTGGCGCCACCGGGTGCGGGCTTGCGCGGAGCCGGAGCCAGCGGTGTCTCTCCATGCTCAAACCGCGCTTGCTTAGCGGCGCGGTAGGCGGCGACGAGCAGGTCCGTCTCGTGGGCCATTTGCGGCCCCGGCTTGATCTCGGGAGGCAACTCGCGGCCGGTGCGGGGAGGAATCGTCGGGCACCAGCCGACAAGGCCATGCTGCTTGAGGACGACCCGACCGCAGGCGTAGCACTCGGTCCACCACCAGAACCCTGAGCGCCGCCGCTCTCGCTGCCTCACGGCACCACTCGAGTCGCCAGCGTCGAACCGGAAGGCTGTCGGCGGGAGGCCTGCCTCCCATTTGCGCGCCTCGGTACCGTTCAGAATCCAGCCGTGCCGGTCGTGCCACTGCGGCGCGCTTCCCCACTCGGCGAAGAAGGCGTCGTACGTCGTGATGTGCTCGGACAGGCCGCGCGCCGGGATCTCAACCTCGCCGAAATACAGGTAGGTGCGAATGCCGGTCCCCTCGGCGAGCTTCGCTGCCTTCTTGATCTCGGCATCATCCGGGAACTGGCCCTTGATCTCCACCCACGTCTGGAACTCTGTGCCGGGGTAGATCAGGAAGTCGGGCAGGTAGGGCACGCCGTCCACGACGTAGCCCTCTGGCTCGTACTTGAAATCGATGCCAGCGTGCTTGAAGAAGACGGCCCAGCGCGCCTCAAGCCTTGAGCGGAAGCGGTAGCCGGCGTAGCAGGTCTCGATCGCCGGGATGGTCGGTGCGGTCATCGGTTCCCCCTTAGATGCGCTTCAGGTCGACGAAGCGCGCGTAGTGGCCCTGGAAGCCGACCGTCACCGTGGCGCGAGCGCCGTTGCGGTTCTTGTCGACGATGAAGTCCGCCTCGCCAGCCCTCGGCGATTCGCGGTCGTAGTGGTCTTCGCGGTGGATCAGGATGGCAATGTCGGAGTCGTTCTCCACGGCCCCGGACTCGCGGGCATCGGAGATGTAGGGGCGCTTGTCGGCCCGGTGCTCCGGCCCGCGGTTCAACTGACAGAGCATGATCACCGGGATACGGAACTCGCGGGCGATGCCCTTGAGGCCGCCGACTGCCGCCGCGACTTCCCGCTGACGGTTCTCGCCGGCCATGCCCTCCATCAGCTGGAGGTAGTCGACGATCGCCAGTTGCGCGGGCTCGCGGCGTGCCATGCCGCGCAGCCGGGAGCGGATGTGCGCGAGCGTGATCCGCGGCGTGTCGTCGATGACGAGCTTGCTCTCCGCGAACTGCGGGCTCGTGGCCGCGATGCGCTCCCATTCGCCGGCATCGGGTGTGCTTGTGGTGATGCGGTCGAGCAGGACGCTGGACTCGGCGGAGATGAGCCGGTCCATCACTTCCTCCCGGTCCTGTTCCATCGTGAAGAGGATCATCGGAATCTGCTGCTTGACGCCGATGTAGCGGGCGATGTCCTGGCCCATCAGGGATTTGCCGAGTGATGGCCGGGCGGCGATCGTGACGAGCTGGCCGCTGCGCAGGTAGCCGAGGAGGCTGGCGAGGTCTTCCCACGGGAGCCGGATCGTGCCCGGTGGCTTCCCCGATGAGATCCGCTCGATCGTGTCCAGGTAGAGCTCGGCTGCGGTCACCGGCTCGTCGGCGGTGGTGAGGGCGAATGCGTCATCGAGGAGGGAGCGCACGCGCTCGGGGATGTCCTCGAAGTCGTCATCGGTGGTCTCGGCGATTACCTGCATGCCCCGCTGGAGTGCCAGCAGCCCGCGGCGGCGCAACCCCGCGCGCAGCACGCGCCGGGCGTCGTGCTCGTAGCTCGGCGAGGCTGACTCCATGAGCCGGTCGAGAATGATGCCGGCCTGCCCGGTCTGCCACTGGCCGCGCTCGGTAGCGACGAGCCGGGCGAGGACCGCCTGCGGCGTCGTCTCCTCTCCGCCCTCGGCGAGGTAGCGGATCGCGACGTAAACAGCCTGGTGGGCACTGTCGGCGAACAGGTCCTCGGCGGGCAGAATCTCGACCATCGCCTCGGCTGCACGCCGGGCGTTGATGGCCTTGGTGAAACTGATCGCGGCGCCGAGGACGGCCTGCTCGCTGAGGAGCACGTCGGGTGTGCGGCCGGTGAGCGTGTAGCCGTTGCGGTGCTCGGTGACGGTCACAACTGCCTCCTGCGGTCGTCGCCGGTCAGTTCCACCACGAGGGCGTGGTGGGCGAGGCGGCTTGAGATGCGCGGGCCGAGGAGGCTGGCGAGGTCGGTCTTGTTGGACGTCACCACGGTCGGCAACTGGGCGGACCAGCGGGAGTCGGCCACTTCGGCAAGGTGGTCCATGTCCCACTCGGACAAGCGGATGGAGCCGATGTCGTCGAGGACGAGCAGCCCGGCCTGGGCGATGCGCTCAAACTCGGCCGGCTCGGCGGTGGCCGGCGCGATCATGCGGCGGAGTTTCGCGGCGGGGACGATGGCGACCAGGCCTTCGTAGCCGTTGCGGACGGCGAACTCGGCGGCGTGCCACACCGACCAGGTTTTGCCGGTGCCAACCGGACCGGTCAGGATGAGGTTGCGCGGTCTGCCGTCAGCGAGGCCGAGTGCCCATTCGCCGAGTTCCTTGCTGAGGACGCCGTCGGCGCTGAACGCTGGCGGGCGCTGGCTGAGCAGGTTCTCCAGCAGCCGCTCGCGGCGTTCGGCGTGCCACAGGTCGGTGGCGTCGGGGGCGGTCATATGCGGGTCCTTCCTTGGCCGTAGACCTCGCTGGACAGGTCGTCGCTTGCGCCGCCGCGTGGCTGACGCTGGCCGTTCTGGTTCCCCCGGCTCCGGGTCGGGGCGTTGAGTGAGGCGTTGACGAAGCTGTCGAGATTCGAGGCACCGAGGCCGGAGGCGTGCCAGTTGGCGAGGCCGGTCCGGATGTGCTTGTCGGGGATGTTCTGCTGGAGCAGGTCGCCGATCGACTGGGCTAGCGCACCAGCGGTGCGCCGGGTGACGCCGCCACCGCTGGCGCGCACCCAGTCGATGTAGCCAGCAAGGATGGTCTGGGCTGTCGGCTCGCGTGGAAGGTCTTCTGAGGGTTGTTCTACTGAGGGTTCTATGAGGGGTAGCGAGCCTGTTTCCGCAGGTAGTGGGCTCGGTGCCGCACCCTTTCCCCGCGATTCCGCACCCTTTCTCGTTGATTCCGCACCCTTTACCTCTGGTTTAGGGTGCGTGCTGGGCGCACCCTTTGGGGGCTCGGAAGGGTGCGTGCTGGGCGCACCCTTTAGCTGTGGTTGAGGGTTGGCTGGGGCGTCGTCATCCTCGGCGTCGAAAGAGTGCGTCCTGAGCGCACCCTTTCCCGTGTCGGCCAGAGGCAGCAGGATGAAGCGCGCAGGGCCGCCGCGGTTGCCTCCGCCGTCCCGCTTCAGGACGCCCTCGGCGACGAGTTCGTCGGAGATGTGCGACACGCGGCTCGGTGAGCGGCCGGTGCGGTGAGCGAGGACCTGGCGCGCCGGCCACCCGGCGCGCGTGTGGTCGTTAGCCTTCTCCGCCCACGCCAGCAGCCAGAGTTTGCGCGCGTCCGGACCCTGGTAGCGGTCCAGCACCTCGGCTACAAGCCTGATGCCCATTACCGCGCCTGGTCGCTGACGCTGATCGACACTGACACCCACCATGTGGTTCCTGCTTATCGGTCACTTGCCGTGCTGCTGTCTCCGTACTGTTCTACCATAGCGGAGACCGTGATGTAAGATGGGCTCGGATATCGTGAGGATCAGATCCTCTGGGAGTCCGGGAGGGTGTGCCATGATGGACTGCATGAGCGCGGAAACTGAGGCAAGACTGACGAAAGCCGCACGCGCTTACAGTCGTCTCAAGCCGCAGATGGAGGACGCGCGCCAGGAACTGGCAGCGGCGATCGTCGCCGAGCGCCAGGAAGGCTCGCTGATCGAGGACATCACGGCGAAGGTGCCCTACCGGCAGACCCAGGTGAACCGCATCCTTGCAGCCGCCGGGCTTACCGAGAAGCGCACGCCCCGCGCGCAGTCCTGACCTCACCGCTCGCCACCAGCCTTCGCCCCCTCCGCAAGCCCCAGGCACCGCAGGTCTTCCAGTACCCGGGATACGTGCTGCCCGTGGGCTGGGTCGGCGGTCATGCTGCGGCCTCCCGCAGGCGCCGGAGCAGGGCGCGGCCGATGTATTTCGCGGGAAGCGTTAAGCCTCGGCGGCGTACCGCTCCAGAATCTCCTGGGCGAATGCCACGAGGTCCGCAACCCGACAGCCGCATGGCTGCCAGCTGACCCAGAGTTCGAGGTTCTCGGGGCGGTTGTCGGTCTTGATGGCGTTCTTGTGGTGCACCGACTCGCCTGGCAGAAGTACCCGTCCAAGTTGTTCTTGCATGACGAGGCGGTGCACAAGCTGACCTTGCCGCTCGCTGTCCACGTAGCGGCGCACATAGCCCGCTGCATCGAGATAGTCGCGCCGGGGCCGCTCGCGGCGTTCGCTGCTTCCGTGCCGCTCGAATCGCTTCCAGTGAAGACCGCACAACTGGTGCTCGGAGTTCGCAATCTGCCGTTCGCAGCCTTCGACGGAGCAATAGTTCGGGGCCCCCCCGCGCCCGCGCCACGGATCGGTCGTCCCGTGCTTCTGGAACCTCGCCCAGTGCATGCCACATAGCTCATGGCTGACGATGCGGCGGTCACAGTCGGCCACCTTGCAGAGCGTGATGTTCCGTCCCCTTGGCATAGTCCAAGTGTATCCGCAGCCGTTCACCAATGTATTCGGTGTAGGCGGGCGGGATGGCTTCGGCCAGCCCGTCACGCGTCATCCAGTCGATGCCCATGGCGTCGCGCGCTTCGGCGATCGGCGCACAGTTGCCCTCGACGGAGATGATCGTGCCCGGCCGCCAGTGCCCGGCCCGGCTCGCCGGGGTCAGATGTCGGGGGTGGTGGGGCGGCGAGACCGGGAAACTGGTCTCAAAGAACCGGTGACGGTAGAGGCGAAGCCCGAACATGTGGCCGCACAGCGTCAGGCCATTGGCGCCGAACAGGTCGTTCTGGCCGGGCAGCCCGGCGCCCTCCACGTTCTCCATCACCCACGGCAGGCCGAGTGCCCGCAGGCGGTCGCGGGTCGGGGCGATCAGGTCGGGGTAGGTCTCGGCGAGCCCGGGCCGGCAGTTGCTCATGCGGGACTTGCGCTGGCACGGCGGCGACGCATGGACGGCGTCGAAGTCGCGCAGGTTCAGCCACGAGAAGGACCCGTCGGACAGCAGCCCATCCAGGACCGTGATTGCGTCGTACTCCAGGCACGGGAACGGGTAGCGCGAGTGGCATTCCTTGTCGATGCCCGCAACGTCGAGCCCTGCCCGGTGATAACCCATCCCGGCGCCGCCCTCGCAGCAGTACAGATCCAGCACGCGCGGCTTCATGCGCCCTCACCGGCCTTCGGGTACGCCCGCCGCCGCCAGTAGTCGCCAGCAGACCTTGACCCGATGCACCAGCCGGGAACCCGCGGGTGCAGGTGGATGTCGAGCACCAGCAGATGCGGGTACGCGGCCGACGCCATGCCGGGCACTGGCTGGCTGCATGCCGGGCAGCGCCCGGTGAGGGCCAGGGCGGTGCCCGGGTCGCCGAAGAGGGCCAGCTGGCCGGCTGTCACAGCACCTCCGCAAGGGCCTGGCCAAGCCACTGCGCGACGTTAGACGAGACCGCATTTCCGGCCTGCATCGTCTGCTCGCCCTGGTTTCCGGTGACGATGTAGGAGTCCGGGAAGCGCTGGGCGCGCAGGTGCTCGCGGGGCTTGAGCATCCGCAGGCGGCACTCGGCGACGTCGGCCAGGTCGTCAGGCTGCACGAGGGCGGCCGAGTCGCGGGTGGCCAGCGTGTGCAGCGGGACGTCGGTCGTAGTGGCGTGGCCGCGCTTGCCGCGGTAGGGCACGACCAGGGCGTGCGTGTCGCTGGCCGTCACGGCGCCGATCGGGCCGTGGATCGGCTCGACGTTCCGCTCGGGTGAGCAGTAGCCGCCGTAGTTCTTGATGACGAACGGTGGCGTGGTCAGCCAGTGGTGACAGTAGGTCGCGATGCTCGACACCGGCTCATCGGTCCCCATGGCCGTCTGGTTGTTTCGCAGGACCGTAAGGAACGGCCGGGTCACCAGCGCATCGGTGTCGCGCACGACGCGGGTTCGCATCGGCTCGGCCGTGGTGGTCGGGCCGTCCTTGCGGTTGTAGCCGCCGAGCGGCAGGACCAGGCCGTGGTTCGCGCCGCTGGCCACGATGGACGCGAGCGGCTCGTCCACGCCGATGTTGCGGACCCGGTCAGTTGAGCGCAGCAGCGTCAGGAACGGCGGCGTCGCAAGTGCCTGCTCGCTGGTGCAGTTGCGGGTGCCCATCGGCGCGTCGTTGACCGGCCACGCCCGCACGTATCCAGAGCCGGGGCGCTCGTATGTGTTCCCGCCCACGGCCACCGTGAGCGGCTGGGCGAACATGTCGAGCCCCGCGCGGATCCGGCGGATCGTGTTCGCGGCGAGAGGGCGCTTGCGGTCGCCGATCCGGGTACCGAGGTCGGCCCAGTCGATCGCCGCCGCGGCGGGCAGCACGAACGGCTCAGCGACGGCGTGGCGGCAGTCCATGCTCGGGCACCGGTAGACGTACTGCCGGCCGTACTTGCCGATCTTCGGGCGCTCTGGCCGCTTCCATGACTGGAATGCCTGCACGGGCTTTTCGCAGGCCGGGCACCACGCCAGCGGCTTCGGGTCGACGTCGGGCAGCGGGATGCCTTTGCGCGTGAACACGATGTACAGCCGGTCGCGCCACTGCGGTGCGTAGGCGTTCCCCTCGCTGCCAATGTGGGCAGAGGAGACGCTGACGAGCTGGTAGTTGTAGCCGAGCAGCACCATGCCGGTCAGCCACCAGTCCCACAGCTCCCAGTCCGCGGCCTCGGTGACGTTCTCCACGATCACGGCCTTGTACCGGTGGACCTCGGTCGCGCGGATCACGTCGTGGAACGTCGCCCGCGTGCGCTCGAACCCCGCGCCGGGGACGTGGCCGTTCTCCTCAAACAGGTCCATCTGGCCCTTGGGTCGGCGCTTCCGGCCACCTGCCGGACTATTTTCCGTACAAATGGGACTGGCCCACAGAACGTCGGTGTCCGGCAGACGCCGCATGTCGTAGTTGCTTACGTCGGCGCACAGGTGCTCGGCGTCTGTGAAATTGGCGCTGTGCGTTTCGATCGCGCGGTCCCAGTGGTTCGCTGCGAGTTTGAGTTCCATGCCCGCGGCGGTCAGCCCGATTGAGCTTCCGCCAGCGCCACAGAAGATGTCTGTATAGGTCAGGCTCATTGCTGCTCCCCCGTATTTGGCGGTGGCTTCCTGCCACCAGGTACTGCCTCGGTGATGTGCAGCACGAGCTGGCCGCCCTTGACGATCTCGCCGATGGCGTAGGACACCGATGCCACGTTGGGCGGGCAGTCGTCGTCAAGCACCTTCGCGGCCACGAGCCCGTCGATCGCGTGCTTGCCTGACGCGGGCGGGATGTTGTCGTGGTCACGCCGGCGCCGGTCTGGCGGGTGGTAGACGACCAGCACCGAGATGCTGTCCAGGTGCGGGATCTTCTGCCTCAGCGCGATCGCCCACGCGGCCTTCTTGAGCTCGGCTGCCCTCTTGCGCTGCTGGCTCCAGTGCAGGCGCCCGTTCAGGCTCAGCGTTTCCAGGCCGGCTGGCAGGGCGACAATCCAGCGCCGAGGGCCAGCACCGGGGGGTGCGAGCAGGCCACTTCCCGAAGTTCCCGCAGCACCCCCCGGAGTCGGGGGGCCTGCCGGGGAGGATGCGGGGGCTGAGCCACCCTCCCCGGCAGGAGTGCCGCCCGCTGGTGCACTCAGCGGGAGGCGGTCGCCCTGCACGCCGCCTACGGGGGCAGACGGCACGGTGCCGGGCGACCTCACCCCATCGCCGCGGGGACGGCGAGGGGGGTCGGGAAGCTTGGCGTTCACTGCGGGTCCTCCTGCTGCGGGTACCGGTCCAGCCCGACTGCCTCCCGCAGATCCCCGATGGCTTCGTCCCTTGCGATGTCGGCTGCCTCGGACGGGATGGTCCGGCTGCCCTGCAGGCGTCTCAGTGCCGACCAGACGAGTTCCTGGCGCCGCATGTCCATCAGCGCGCCCATGTGGGCTCCCGGTTCTCATCGGTGAGCGGCATCCCTTTGCGCGCCACGATGGCGTCCAGGCTGCTGGCCAGGTAGTGCCTCGGCGAGCCGGGCATACGGCGGTAGACCAGGCCCCGGGTCTGCGTCCAGTTGCGGATGGTGATGGCGGACACGCCGGCCCGCTCGGCGGCCCCGCGGGGCCTCAGCCAAAGGTCTTCGCTCACCGCTGGCCACCTTCACGGGGCTTCGGCAGGTACTCGCCGAGCTGCTGCTCGGTGATCTGCTGCCACCGGTTGCGGGCTTCCTCTTCGGTGAGGTCCAGGCGCCGGGCCCGGATCACCCTGGCTGCCGGGTGCGACGGGCCGGGGTCGCGGCTTGGCGTGGACACCATGTGCACACAGGCGCGGACCAGGAGGCGCCGAGCGGCCCTGAAGACGCGGGGCCAGGTGCCAGGCGGGGGCACGAGCGCGGCGCCGAGGAGAAGGCACGCGGCCGTGGGGGCGGCGACAGCCCAGAAGGTGGAGTTCACGACCCGTTCACAGCCACTCGTTCGGGGCACGTTTCGCAGCAGATGGGCTCCTGCCGCCAGCGCCGTACCCGGGCCAGCAGCAGCTCCAGCGCCACCCTCACGCCGTCTGGCCGCGCCGTCTGG